AATCATTGGCAGTTGGATTCGTAAAGTTGTCCACACTAGTTGGAAAATTAGTTGGCATTGTTCACCTTAGAAAGCAAGTATGTATCCGAATTCTTCTTGTCCATCGTATCGTACAAGGTCATCATCGTACGAAGCAGTGATCGCATCGTATAACGGTAGCGAGCCACCAAGTCTGCCGTAGATCGGATCATCAAGAACAATAGGGAAGTCCTGAACCGAACCGAAGTCAAACGTGACTGTATGAGTGTCAATGCCAATGGTGTGCTTAATGCCAGTCACTAAGCCGTATCGCTCAATGGCTGGTGGTATTCCGTTAGGGGTAAACACAATCTTGATAACGTCTTGGATTTCAACGGCTAGAAGTTCAGCCTGATCTGCGGTGTTCTTGTCGTGCAAGGTTACGTTCAAGCTACTAAAGCGTAGCTCTGGTTGGTCGTAGCGACCTAGCAGATAGTCAGCCAAAATAAGTGAGTCAGCATCATCAACTAAAAGCAGCCCGTCTAGGGATAAAGTCTGTACGCCATAAATGTCTTGGGATAAAAGGTTGTCAGCTACCTGTGGCGTTCCACCCTCACGAGTAATTACAACGCGGTTGTAAAGGTTCTCTGACCCGTAGATAACGGCAATGTTGTTATAGCCAACCGATTCTGCTCTACCATCGTCAGCAAAGATCAGCGTATCTACAAGCGGTGGAACTGTGATGCGGTCACGGAATGTAAGCGCACCTGACTTAGACATAAACAATGCGCCGGGTTCTGTGGACTCAACCAGTTGCAGGTATTGCAGGGCGTTGCTGTTCTCTGGCACAACGTCTGCTTGCAGGGTTTCTTGTCCGGGATCAATGTCGCGCTCACCAGCAGGCCAAGCTACTTCTGGGCGGTTAATAATTGTTTCAATACGCGCACCAGATAACTGGCTTACGTTTGTAAATAAGTCAATCTGGGTAGCCGATAACTGCAAGAAACCATCCACGCAGCTGATCGAAGCAAACGACTTACCGCCTAGCTCGTAACTTAAATCCCAGTCATCTATGTAGCCAGTGAACTGACGAATGCCGTTGGTTTCAATAACGACTTGCTTTCTAGGCAGAATCTGGGAACGGTACGGGCTGTCCTCGTAGAACGGGTCAAAGGTTCTATCGTCATTGTGCAGGGTAACTGATGCGTTACCTGCGGTGAAGCGGTCTAGCTCCCGTGACTTGCCTCTAGAAATAGAAGCATTAGCGACATAGTTAGTAACATCAACCAGAACATCGCCACCCAAAACGTAATCGCTATCAAGAACGCCCCGAACTGGATCATCAAGCGCAAAGAACGAACCACCTGATGCTGTGAGGTCAAACGCAATGTAGACCTTAGTTTCTGGATTAGACATTTATGCGCTCGCAAATACCGGGCCACTGGTGCGCTCATATCTCTTAATGGCATCCACAATGTCACGACCAATAGAAGCACCGTCTGCGCCCATACCTGCATTCACGTTGATTGTGATCTGGCTTCCTAGCCCACCTGCGTTGCGACCTGACAAAGGCACAACGGCTTCTGGCCCGGCTTCACCAATAAGTGCAAGCGTTGGCCCGGTGACAATGCCACCCTTAGCAAAGGCAGGAACTTCAACGCCAAGAGATGCGGCAAGGGCTTGAATGTCTTTGCGCTCACCAGCACTGATCTTTGTACCCTTTTTGGACTTCTTGCTTCTGGCGTTGGCAATAGCCTGATTGACTTGGTTGATAGCTCCCTGATTTATCAGCGAACCGTCAGCGTTGATAGTAAAGCCAGCAGCAGCGATAGCCGCCTTGACACCATCTACAAGGGCTTGACCTGCGGTAATACCTGCGGTGTAGAACTGTGAAGCAGCCGATTCACCAACGGCATCAGCTACGGATTGGGTGGCACTAACAAGAGTGTTGATTTGATTTACAACAGTTGCGCCACCGGCAATAATTTCATCGGCAATCTTAGTTCCAGCATCTGCGCCTGCGGCTAGTACCTGACTAATGGCAGATTCAGACAGACCCATTGCTAGAAGTTGCTTGACCTTGCTTCCAAAGTCAGCAGCCTTAGCCGCTTGAGCAACTAGGTTTTCAAGGAATGAGCCAGACTCAGCAGTTGCAGCAGCACCAAAATCTATGATGCCAGTAATCGCACCCTTAACTGTGTCTTTGAAGTTTGCGTAAGCATCTTTGGCTTTGGAAAGAATGTCGTTGCTACGAGCTAGTTCATCGCCTAACTTAGCCATTGCTTGTTGCGCTAACTTCCCGGCTTCGCTTAATCCCTTAACAGCAGTAGCCGCCTTAGCAGCCTTGCCTGCTGTGCCAGCCAGTCCAGTATCAGTTTCAGGAACTGCAACGGCAACAGGTGGCACTCGACCTTGCTTAACCCTCTTGATTCCAGCATTGTCTAGTTCATCAGCAGCGCGACTTGCGGCTAGAGCTACGGCGTTGATTGTGACGATTGTGCCTTGCGCAGCCTGTGACATACCCCGGAACGCCTTAGTTCCGTTGCTTTCCATAATGCGAATAGTCTTGTCAGTAGCAGTAGCTTGAATTCTTGTTTCAATTAACTTGCCAATAACAAGGCCAAGACCGACTACTAATAGACCAATTCCTGTACTTGCCAAAGCACCACGAATAGCGGTTGCCAATACTCCAAAACCTGCTGCGCCATACAAGGTTGCAATTCTCATACTTGTCAAAGCAGAAGTTATGGCAGCGATAATTGGTGGCCCAACAGTAAGAGCAACCATAGCAATCTTCATACCGATCAAAGCAAGCACAACATCTTTAATAATTTTGGCAAGACCAGTCATGTTGTTTAGCAGATTAGAAACTTCAACAGCAGCGGCTTTGAAACCACCAGCCAGTCCTTGTTCACTAAATGCCGTAGTTGTGTTTTTAATAGCTGGAAGTAAATCTTTATTTAATGCTGTTACAACATTTAGAACAATAGGCAACAAGGCTTCGCCAAAGCCAGCCTTAGCATCATCCAAGCCTGCCTTTAAGAACTTTAATTGGTTAGCAAGACCGCCAGCAGTACGAGCTACGTCACCTTGCGCTAATGCGCTGTCTTTCATAATTAACGAATAGGCAGCCTGTGTCTTGATAGCTTGTGGCAAAGTGCCTTTAGTGGTTTTAATTAAGCCATCTGCTAAAGCCTGTTCTTTAAGTCTTGCTTCATTAAGAGCAATACCAAAACGCTTTAATGGTTCTGTTTCCCCGGATAGACCAGAGCGCAAAGCTAATAAAGCATCTTCAATCGGTACGTTGTTAAACGAAGCAAGATCAGCAGCCAATGTAACCAAAGCCGTAGACATTTTGGCGGATTCTTGTTCGTTGATTCCAAATGCTCGGAACAAGTTGCCATAAGTTCCAGCAGCTTCTAAAGCAGCTTGACGGCTAACACCTAATGCACTTGCGGTAGTTCTTGACCAGTCTTGAATTGCCTGAGCGTTTTTACCAAAAACTGTGTTTGTCTTAGCAATAGATTCTGAAAGATTAGATGCAGCCAATACCGTAGACTGCAAACCCTTTACGGTTGCTGCAATACCAATTCCAGCAAGGGCAGTTTTAAGAATGTTGGCTTGCTTGGTTATTCCTGCAAAAGATTTATCAGCCTGATTTACGCCTTTAGGGTCAAAGGTAGACAGAATTGGAACAATAATTGCCATAACTTTTTAACCTTTTTTCAGACTGTCATTGTACGTTTTAGTCAATTTCCTAATTGTACCAACTAGTTGATCTGTAACATAGGGCATTTCTCGTTCAGCAGCAGGGTAGACATAACGAGATGCTTTCTGCTGTGAATTTAACTTACGAATCATTGCCCGACCAGAAGCAGTTTTGCCTTTAGCTTTGCGACCTGCCATGTCTGCAATTTGAAATGCAGCAGAACCAGAGCCTAACTTGCTTTTGCCACCAACGACAATAGAGACTAATGGATTGCCCCGGCGTTCTGCTTTTTTAGAAAAGTTGGTCTTAACTTTCGCAGTTACGCCAGACGGATTCCAACCAGTACGCCCTCTGTGGATCATGCCACGAGTCGGGCTTGTGCTTCCACTTTTACCTTGCAACGGGGATTGAGTTGGAATGTTGGCTTTAACAGCATTAGCAACTGGCTGTGCGCCAGTTCTCAAGTCTTTTCTAGCTTGCTTAACTATTTCTTTGTCTATGCTATTCAGGATTTTCACAGTTTCTGCAATACCAGTTATCTTTGAAACCGCCATTATTACCCCTGACTATTGCGCCAACGCAGGTACATACTCATAGTGAAAAGCATACGCTCAGATTCTTGCATTAAAACTGACGGAGCAATGCCAGTTTCACACGCAAGATAAGCCAAATACCAGTGTTGGGATGAGTCACCCAACCCAACTATTTTGGGCTTTCGTCACTCGCTTCAATAGTTTCTACGTCATCGCACCAATCTTCAAACGCCTTCTTGGTTTTGCCCTGACGTTCTAACCAGTGCCATGCAAGCCACAATAAATCGGTAATCCGAAAATCTGTCTCAAGCGAAGCAACAGACTTGGTGAACTTGTCCTCAAAGGCAACAAGGTCACGCGCAGTAGCAGATACTTCTTCTACCGATTTATCATTAAAAGTAACGCGCAGGTTGATCTTCATGGGTTATGCCGTAGCCCGTGTGACTGTGCCAGATACAGGCCAAGTTACAGACAAGGTTGCGATATCGCCAACGCTTGATGCAAATGGTGAGTAGCTGTTTACCAAGCAAGTTGCGGTGTATGAAGGGTTGGTTGATGTAACAGAACCTGAAGTTGGAACGATTACAACAGTAGCCAAAGTGTTAAGCAATGGATACAGAGTTGCATCTACTGAAGATGAACCAAAGTCCTGCATGAACTGAAGTGTTAAAGAACCGGACTTTAGACCGCCAATACGGGTGCGCCATTCGCCACCGAAGGCAGTTGTTTCTAAATCGTCTGATTCAATAGACAGCTCAACGCTGTTTAAGTTTGTAGAGAAGTTGGTACCGTTTACGGTGACCTTGTAATCAGTGGCTGCAAATTTCGCCATGTTGTATTGCTCCTTAGTCTGCGTAGCAAAGCACTACGAACTCTGCTGATAAATAGTTTACCTCACCAACAAGTAGTTCCCCATAGTTGCGCATGTCTGTAACTCTGAGATCGAACGCCTTGCCACCAAGTGTCTTATTAGATTCTATTGCTAGTTTGATACTGCTTGCCCCGGTGCTGGAACAGTAAGCATCTATTGAGTTTTGACCAGAACGCTCTGACTGTCTGCCAACGATAACTTGGACTGCAAAAGTGTAGGTCTGCATTCCACGCTGGAACGTATCGTCATAACTAACGCCAATAGGAAAGACAATGGCTACTGGTGGGTTGATGTTGTCAGGCTGAAAATCTGAAACCCTAAGCCCGTTGATAGTGGCTAGGTTTGTTTTAATTCCAGCGCGTAGCTCTGAAATAGAAGCCATTAGACAAAGTTCCTGATACGGCGATAAGGCGCAACTAACTGCTCAACGTCTGGGTCAAGGTAACGGCTTACGCGCATTGCGCCCATGTCCCCAAAGCCAGCTATGCCAAGCGGCGAATCTAAACGCTTGAAGATACGGCTGGACTGAATGATGCAAGCCTGTGTAATACCGATTGGTACAGATGCCCAACCAAATACAGCAGTCAGTTTTACTAAAGCCTGATCCGCTTCTACCGGGAACAAGTAATTCTCAACAGCACGAATGCGTGTGTATGGAACAGCAAGCCCGTCTACGTTTCCGTTAAGTGGTTCTAGCTGATAATCGCCGACAGCCCAAGTCGTATCAAAGACACCATCGCCACCTGATGAAGTTTGAAGAGTCAGGGCAGTTCCAGAAATGTCATCTATCTGAGTAATAAAGGAATCTTCTGCTGCATAGTAGCGTGTGGCAGTACCTGTTGAGTAGAAGTAACGCCCAGCGTGACCGTCAATAGCCCGTGATGCAGACTCAACAGCCATCTCTAGCAATGAGTCATCTACGTTGTCGGAAATGCGTAAAGCCGCTTTAACCTGTGCAAGTGTGGCGTAGCCGTTTGTGATTGCCAATGGAAACTCCTAAGTCTAGGTCTATTCTACTTGCGTTCTGCTAATGCCCTACGGATACCTTCACGCAAACTAATCTGAGGTTTGAAGTAATGATGTGACTGATACGGATTACCTACGCGATACTGAACACCAACTGGAGCAGTAAGTATGTGGTTGAAGATTGGCTTGATACCTGCTTCTTCGCAGACCATTTGTGCAAGGTCATTGAAGCTCGTAGGAACTCCAGAGCATAGATTCCAAGTACCGTCATACCCAGTCTGAACGTGCCAAAGCACAGCCTGAACAATGTCCTCAATGTGGATGAAGTCGCGTACCTGTTCACCGTCACCCCAAATGTCAAAGACTTCTACCCCGGCTAGAGCGCGGTCAATAAAACTAGGAAACGGGTAATCAGCATCTTGATCTGAGCCGTAACCGCTAAAAGGTCTAAAGATAAACATCTTTGAATCGGTGACAAACTGGGCAAGGTACTCCCCGGTTAATTTTGCCCAGCCGTAAGTTAGGTCAGGATTACTAACAGCATCTAAGCGAATGTCTGACTCTGCTAAACGGTATCTGTGTTCTGGCTTTTGTAGCTCGATTGGGTAAGCAGCAGAACTAGAGAAGTAGACCACGTTCTTAGGCTTAGTCTTTTGCACCCAATTAAAGAACTCTGCATCTATGGATAAGTCAGTGGCTACGCTTAGTGGCTCACCTTCAATAGTTGCGCGACCACCAACAATGGCGGCTAGGTGAATTACTAAGTCAAACTGTTCTGAATTACGCTTAAAGAAATCACGGCAATCGTGTCCATCTTTTAAGTCAATCCCAGTGATCTTGCTATTAGGTAAAGCCTTTACAAAGTTACGACCAACAAAGCCCTTATGCCCAGTGATAAGTATCTTCATTACCAAGCCTTTACGTTCTCAACATCGTTAGCAAATTCTGTGGCAAGGTACTCAGTAAAAATAGCCTGATCGCCGTTGTGCATTTCAGGCGTATTCACAGCTGCGTAACGGTCATCGTGTTCAGCCTTGCCGTTTGTGTAGTGCAAGTGTTCAATGATTACATCTGGCAAGTAGTTCACGTTCTCTAAAGCGTGACCCATTGCAAGCCAATAGTTATCTAGGAACAAATGCTTTAGGGCTGGTGGTGACATAAAGCCAGTAGCCCTGATGATCTTGCTAGACATAACTACGGCAGTTGGCAAGTTCTCGCCTTGTAGTAAATCGTTACCGTAAGCAATGCCGGGATGATCGCCAATAGCTTCTGCAAGTTTCGTATCCCAGCCACCAGTGCGCGGTAGGTGATCATCACCCATAAAGCAGATGTAGTCATAGTCAGGCGCAAACCATAAAGCCCAGTGATTAAGAGTGCCGTTCATACCCATACGATCAGCAATGCAAACCTTGACGTTATCAAGTCCAGCCGTTTCAGCCATCAAGCCTTGATAGGTCTTAACGTCATCTGCATCTATTGCAAAAATTACTTTCGTAAAGTCTGCCGTTGCGTTAATAGCTTCAAACAAACGAATCGCATTATCGTTGCGACCCCGTGTAGGAATAATCGTAAGCATTCTCATTGTTGTACCAATCTCCAGAAGGTGTCCCCGGCTTTATCTATCATGTGTCTTAAGTGATCTGCATCTTGCCAATCTTCAACTGACGTAATACCTACGTTCTCGTTGGTGTGAATCCTGCACCCTGAAAGTACAGCTTCCATAACTGCGCGACATTCAGACTCAAAGGCTAAAGGCAAATGCACAAACCATTCACACCTTGCCATCGCATCTAGGACTTGTTCACGCGGTACATCTGTAAGAGCTTTGAATTCATAACCTGTTTGTGCTGCCCACAGTTCTGCTTTAAGTTTGCCTTTAAGTGGGTGGTTACGCGCTGCCCATAATGCAAACGGTTTCT